TCGGCACCGGCCCCCGGCTGCAGCTCAACAGCGGCGACACTGAGGTCGACCGCCAGGTCGAGCGGTCTTTCTTCGATTGGACGTGGTCGGTCGACTTGGCCGGCAAACTCCGCACGATGCGAGAGGCCCTAGTTGTCGACGGCGAAGCCTTCGCCCTCATGATCAACAACCCGCGGCTCTCGGGTGTGCAGCTCGACATCCGGCTCGTCGAGGCCGAGATGGTCGCCACGCCGACGGAGTTGATGAGCCAGACGATCACGCCCGAAGGAAACGTCGTCGACGGAATCGAGTTTGACGGAATCGGCAACGTGATCGCCTACCAGGTGCTCTCGTTCCATCCCGGCAGCAACTACCGGGTAAACAACCTCCAGTTTCAGCGGGTGCCGTCCGCCCAAATGGTGCATTGGTTCCGAGCCCAGCGGCCCGGCCAGCATCGAGGCGTTCCGGATGTCGCTCCGGCCCTGCGGCTTTTCGGCCAGCTTCGCCGCTACACCGAGGCGGTGATCGCCGCTGCGGAGACGGCCGCCGACTTTGCCGCCTTCCTGCACTCCAACTCGCCGGCCGCCGAGGTCGACGAGGTGACGGCCTTCGCCGAGATGCCGATCGAGAAGCGGAGCATGGTGACCCTGCCGGAAGGCTGGGACATTTCCCAACTGCGGGCCGAGCAACCAACCACGCAATATCCGGCGTTTGTGCGGCAGATCCTAGGAGAAATTGGGCGTTGCCTGAACCTGCCCTTTAACGTAGCCGCTCTCGACTCCTCGAATTACAACTACGCCTCCGGCCGCATGGATCACCAGATCTACGGCATGACGCAGCGCGTCGACCGCGACACGCTTGAGCGGGTGATGCTCGACCGGGTGCTCGCCGCCTGGGTCAACGAGGCCTCGCTCGCCGGCCTGCTTCCCGAAGGCCTGCCGCCCTTCTCCGAGTGGGATTGGAGTTGGCAGTGGGACGGCAAGGATCACGTCGACCCGGCCAAGGAAGCCAACGCCGCCGAGACACGCCTCCGCACCCATACGACCACCCTCGCCGCCGAATACGCCAAGGCCGGCAAGCAGTGGGACGTAGAGCTCCGGCAGCGGGCCGCCGAGGTGGCGCTGATGAAGGAATTGAATCTCTTCGTCGACTTCACGCCCGAAACCAACTACGGCGGCACGCTCGACGAAAACGGCGACCCAGAGGGGGCCGACGCATGAGCGACGACTTCGACGGCTTCGACGACCTCCCAGACCTCGTGGAATTCATTTGATGAGCAACATCAAGTTCGATACCAACGTCACGTTTCTCCAGGCTTCCGACGGCGAGTCGGCACCGGCTACGAAGAAGTTTCGGATCGTCGCCTACACGGGCGCACAGATCCGGCAGGGATGGAGCCGCGAGCCGGTCGTGATCGACCTAGCTGGCATGACGCTGCCAGCCACGATCCCGATCGTGCTCGGCCATGACTACGCCCTCGGGTCGATCCTCGGCCAAGGCGTCCCAAGCGTTCAGGGCGGGCAGCTCGTCGTCGAGGGCGAGATCCTCGCCGACAACGAGAACGCCCGCCAGGTGCTCGCCCTCGCTGCCGCTGGCTACCAGTGGCAGGCGTCGGTCGGAGCCGATGTCGGTCGTCACCTCAAGTTTGGCGAAGACCAATCAACAACCGCAAACGGGCAAGCCCTCGTCGGGCCTGTCCGAGTCGTTCGGGCCTCCACACTGCGGGAGACCAGTTTTGTAACCCTCGGGGCGGACCGCAGTACCGCCGTCTCTATCGCTGCCGAAGAGGCAGCAGAGGAGTCAACCATGGCTGACGAAGCCAACCAGACGCCCGCAGAGGAGCCCATTGTGGCTGCTGCTGTGGAAGGCACGGCGAGCGTCGCCGTGGAAGCCCCGAAGGTCGAAGCCGGTTCGAGCGACGAGCTCAAGGCCAAGATCGAAGACCTCACCAAGAAAGTCGAAGACATGCAGAAGCTCAACGCCACGCGCGACGAGCGGGCAGTCGCCCCCTCGGTCCACGTCTCCCAGCCGGCGGCGATCACGCCCGAAGTGATCGAGTGCTCTTTCGCCCTGCAGGGCGGCCTCCCCGGCGTCGAGACCAAGTATGACGCCAAGACGCTCGAAGCGGCCCACAAGGCCCGCCGCGACCTGTCGATCGGCGAGGTCATCGTTCAGGCCGCAGTTGCCAACGGCTACGAAGGCGGTCGCCGTCTCAACGCCTCCACGATCCGCCCGATCATGCAGGCCGCCTGGGCGACCCATGCGATCAGCGGCATCCTGAGCAACACGGCCAACAAGTTCCTCCTCGCCGGCTTCGACGGCGTCGAGAGCGCTTGGCGGTCGATCTCGGCCGTGCGTTCGGTCAACGACTTCAAGACGCTCACGAGCTACCGGCTTAACGGCGGGATGAAGTTTCAGAAGGTCGCCAACGGCGGCGAGCTGAAGAACGCCGCAGCCAGCGAAGAGAGCCGGACGATCTCGGCGGACACCTACGGGATCATGACCTCGGTCACCCGTACCGACTTGATCAACGACGACCTCGGTGCTCTGACTGCGGTTCCGCAGCGGATCGGCCGTGGCGGCGCTCTGAAGCTCAACGACGTGTTCTGGGCCGATTTCGTTGACGATGCGGCCTTCTTCACCGCTGGCCGTGGCAACCTGTCCACGGGCTCGCTGGCCCTGTCGATCGCCAACCTGAAGGCGCTCGCCACCAAGTTCCGGAAGTTGAACGATCCGGACGGCAACCCGGTCGCGGTGACCCCGCGCATCCTGCTCGTGCCGCCCGATCTTGAGATCGCCGCCTCGGAGATCATGGGCTCGGCTCTGATCCACGGGACGAGCGGTGCCGCTGGCAGCACCAACGTGCTGGCGGGTCGCTACCAGGTCGTGTCGTCGGTCTACCTGACCAACACGACCGACTACTACCTGCTTGCATCGCCGGCCGACATGCCGGTGATGGAGGTGGCGTTCTTGAACGGCGTTCAGAGCCCGATCGTGGAGACGGCCGAGGCCGACTTCAACACGCTCGGTATCCAGATGAGGGGTTATTTTGACTTTGGCGTCGCCAAGGCTGAATACCTCGCCGGCATGAAGTGCGACTCGGCGACCTAAATTGTCACCTAGCGGGCTGGCACCGTCGCCAGCCCGCTAGGGCTTTTTCAACAACCAATTTCTCCAACGAGGTGTTTAAATGGCTTCTTATGTTCAGGTCGGTGACCTCCTCGACTACACGCCAGCCGCCGCCGTGGCCGCTGGCGACGTGGTCGTGATCGGTTCGCTCGTGGGCGTGGCCCCGCGGGCGATCGCTGCCAACGCCGTCGGCGCTCTGGCTGTCGAAGGCGTCTTTGAGATCCCGTGTGCGACCGGTGCGACCGGCGCTCAGGGCTCGGAGATCAGCTACTACGCGACCTCCGGCGTGGCTCATGCCTCGACGGGAACCGTGGCGGGCAAGCTCGCCAAGGCTCGTCTCGTGGCCGACACGTCGGTGCAGGTGATTCTCAACAAGTAGTCCACACCGCAACCCCCGGCAGGTGCGCCGCCTCCTCCAGGCGCGCCGCCGGGGCGTTGTGGCCTTGGGAGGTGATCGTGGCAGATATGCTCGCCAATGGCGCGGCGTGGTTGACCGGACAGCTCAAGGCTGTCGCCGGGTCAGCCGTGACCTACCGTCGTGGCAGCGATGAAGCCGAGGTCGTGGCTACGGTCGGTCGTTCGCAGTTTGAGGCCGCCAATCAGGCGGGCGTCGTCGAGACGTGGGAGTCGAGAGACTTCCTCGTCACGACTGCCGACCTGCCCTACGGCGATCCTGAGCGTGGCGACGTGATCATCGACGCTGGCGGTGAGACGGTTGTCGAGTACGAGGTGACGAGCCCCCGTGGCGTGCCTGAGTGGCACTACGGCGACGCCTTCCGGTCGATTGTCCGAATCCACACGGTCCAGACGGATGCGGGCGTGACCTACCTCGCAACGGAACTGGGCGAACAACTCACAACTGAGGCCGGCGAGCCGCTGGCGATCTGATGGCAACAAAGAAAATCTCACAACTGACGCTTGCGACCGGCGTGACCGGCGTCGACCTGGTGCCGATCGTGCAAGGCGGCGTAACGAAGCGGGCCGCCATTTCGCTCCTCGGTGGCATCGGTGCCACCGGGCCAACGGGATCCGCTGGCGGTGCCGGGGCGACTGGCGTGACGGGACCATCGGGCCAGAGCGTCACCGGACCAACAGGCCCGGCGGGCGCAGGCGAGGTCTACCAGAGCGAAACCGCCCCCGGCTCCGCGGCGACCGGCTCGACGTGGCTCGACACGGCCACCGGGAAATACTTCACCCGCTACGCCGGCCTCTGGGTCGAAGTTGGCGGCAAGCACTACATCTGAGCGACACATGCCTTTTTACTCGTTACCGACTGGTGGCTCTCCCGTTCTCGCGGGCAGCGGTGCGCCTACCGGCGCTGTCGGCAACGTGGGCGACCTCTTTATCGACCAGGCCAACAAACTGCTCTACGGCCCGAAGGAGATCGGCGGCTGGCCGAGCGGGCCTGTCGATCTGAGCAACGGGCCTACGGGCAGTACGGGAGTCACGGGCAGCACCGGCCCAGGCGTGACCGGGCCGACAGGCGTGACGGGCGGCATTGCCTTTGCGGCGACCGGCCCGACGGCCCCGACGGCCGCCGGTCTGACCGTGGCCGGGGCGATCTGGCTCGACGACTCCACCGGAAAGTATTTCGTCCGCTACGGTTCGCAGTTCATCGAGATCGGCGTCCAGGGCGAACGCGGGGCTACGGGCAGCACGGGTGCTGCAAGCAACGTAACCGGGCCGACTGGCAGCGTTGGGGCAACTGGCAGCACTGGCGCAGCGAGCGTTGTGACGGGGCCAACAGGCAGCACGGGCAGCACTGGATCTGCAAGCACTGTTACCGGGCCAACCGGCAGGGCCGGAGATTTTTCTGATGCGCAATCAACAAACGCAAGAACTGCGAGCTACACGCTCGCCCTCGGTGATGCCGGAAAACTCGTAACGATGGCGACCGGCTCCGGAGCTCTTGTCGTTACGATCCCGGCGGCGGCGAGCGTCGCATTTCCGACAGGCACTCACATTGACCTCGCAAGGCTTGGCGTTGCCGCGGTCACGGTCACCGGAGCCGCTGGTGTGACGGTCAACGCAACGCCAGGCGCAAAACTGCGCGCTCAATATTCCGCAGGCACAGCAATTCTCTACGCGGGAGACACATGGCTCCTCGTCGGAGACCTTTCATCATGAGAGGCAAGATTGGCCTAGTAAGTCGCTTTAATCCGTTTAATCCGGCCGCTATTGCTACGCTGACATTTTGGCTCGACGCCAGCGACAGCGCGACGATGTTTGACTCAACGGCCGGCGGCTCACTCGTCTCGGCCGACGGAGAGGTTGCTCGGCTAGAGGAAAAAGTTTCCGCTAGGCACTTTACCCAAGACACAAGCTCCGCAAGGCCCACCAGAAAGACGGCTGTAAGAAACGGCCTAGATGTGCTGCGGTTTGACGGCACTGCTGACTTTATGGAGCACGCCTTGGCCTCTCCGTATCTTTCATCGTTGATCTCTTCGGACAATTCGACAGTGTTTGTCGCCGCAAAGGCGGCCGCAATCAACACGGACGACGCAGACGTAAAGGCTAATTCTGCGGTCTTGGCCGACGGAGGCAACAGTCACGCTTGGTCTGCTTTTCGCGGAGCAACAGCTTATTCAACCGGCGCGCAAAATGTCGGCGGCCGAAGGACTGTCTCCTCTAGTTATACGGCTGGGGAGTGGAAGGTTTTCACGACGAGACACGAATGGGGAGTAATCGGCCTTCGACTAAACGGTGGAAGTGAAGCAACCGAAGAGCTTTACACAAGGGGCGGCATGTCTCCGGGATTCCTAAAGCTGGGCGCGAATTACGATGCGACCGTTTGCTTTGAGGGCGATCTCGGCGAAGTCTTGATCTACAACGTGGCCCTCTCGGCCGGCAACCGCGAAGCGGTAGAGTCTTACCTAATGACAAAATGGGCCATCACATAAAGGCTTAAACAATGCCACTCACATTTCCCTCCTCGCCTACGCTCAACCAACAGACGACCACGGGCGGGCGTACCTACTTATGGAACGGCCAAGCCTGGGAGCTCGTCGGCAGCGGCATCGCCGGGCCTACGGGCGTCACCGGCCCGACCGGCGCGAGCGTGACCGGCCCCACGGGCAGCGCCGGTGCCGCCGGTGCCACGGGCGTTACGGGCGCGACGGGATCTGCCGGAGCCGCTGGTGCGGCCTCGACCGTCACGGGGCCTACGGGAAGCACGGGGCCAGGCGTAACGGGACCGACGGGATTGAGCTACACGAATGTCGTGGTCACGCCGACCGGCCTCTCGGCCGTCACGGTCACTGGCTACAACCCCGGAGCCGGCGACATCTATCGCCTAGTGGCGACGACCGGCGTATCGCTGCAGGGCCTCGGGATCACGGGCATCGATGGAGAGTCCAAGCTCCTGGTGAACGTCGGCACGACGGGCTCGATCACGCTCAACCACGCCACTGGCCCCAACGGCAACGCACAGTTTGCCGTACCGTGGCAGGGCAACTATGTGCTCGACATTCGCGGCGGCGCGGCCCTGCTCGTCTACGACTCGACCTCCTCTGTCTGGCGTGTCGTCTGACGCCGCTATCTCACCTCCAAGAGCGCACTACGATGGCAATGAGCCCCAGGCTGTTGAGACCGCGAGCGCCGAGCGGGTTCAATCCCCGCACCCTCAGCGGGCTTTCTGCGTGGTATGACGCCAGCGTGACCTCTTCG